ATATAAAATAGAGTGTAATATACAATTTATAATTTGTATGTTACTAAATCAATATAAACGAAAATATAAAAAACGAAAAAATAATAAACGAAAATATAAAAAACAAAAATGTCTATAACAAATTTTGCAGTCGTTTAATGTATTGTATATCTTTAATCGCTTTTATATGTAATACTTGAGCTTCTTGTTTTGAATAATTGCTAATAAATAATTGGTCGTTAATATACTGCAACACTCTATTATCAAACAATTCCAGCGCTTTTGGTAAAGATTCTGTATAAGTAGAATTGCCTTGCATCATTTGATAAATAATACATCTATCTATGTCATATGCAGCCAATAAATCAGACTCTCTTACTATATGATATGCTGTTTGATATTGTTGTAAATTAGGGTATCCATAAATTTGTACTTTGGAATAAGACATGGTAGAGACAATATCACATATCACATCTAACTTTTCTAAAGATATATACTCTTTCATATAATCCTTCATTTCTTTCACGCCTTTTTCTTCAATTATATATTTTTTATCGCACATATCATGAATAATAGAAGATACATATATAATCTCTTGTTGTTCTATTATTTGTGGGTGATTTATAATTTCACTATGATAAATTTTATTTGCATAATGAAAAACGTCCATACTATGTTTTAACGCATGCGATTCATCAATATTATATTTTTTGCTAGTTTGAATAACAAAATTTAAGGCATGATTAATTATACTTTTTAATTTCATGTCAATCTATCTATTATATATCGCTTTATTTCTTTAATATTTTTATTTGAATATAAACTGATTAATTTGAGAAATCCAATTACGCATGGTCGGTTTCATTTCATATATATCCATATTTCCATCTAATACTAGTTGATCTTTGCAAACACAGTCCTCTTTAGAAATATCCAACATGTCATTATGGTATGCATCACAAGAAACTAAATAATCCAATGCAATTCCGCTTTCTCCTGTTCTGGAACGCATTGTTATACGATTCTCACAAATCTTTGGTTCTGCTTTTACATATATTATTTTATCAATAGGGAATTCTTCCGCAAAACTATCAAACCATTTTAAATAAATCTTATAATTAATCAATTCAATTTTATCTGAATCATACAACATTTTGGCAAAAACCATTTTATCAGTATAAAGACTTCTTTCAGTAATAATAATTGCTCCTGGGTTATATTGTATGGCTTCTTTTAATGCAACTAAACGTGAAATATACGCCATCATTTGAAATGGGAATGAATATTTTTCTTGGTCCTTATAAAATTTTTCCAACATGGTTACATTGTTCTCATCTGTGATATTTTCCCATTCATCAACAGGTTCTTTTATAAATACAAAATGCGGATTTCCTTTATAATGGGTTTTTAAATTATATAAAAGCGTAGATTTACCAGACCCTATATTTCCTTCAATGGAAATAATGATATTTGGTTTTTTGGGCTGGATTTCAGGGATTTGGATTTCAGGGAATTGGAAGCACGTTTGGGTATTTGACATTCTTAAATATTAAGTATTGATGTTTATATTTATGTTATTCTTTTAAATTTTTTCATTTCAATTTTAAAAAAAATTGAAAAATACTTTAATTAATTGATATAGAAACAATAGTAAAATAAATACACCAATAAAATGGATTTAAATCAACGTAAATTAAACAAATCTGAATGGGAATCTATTGAAATTCCAGTTTCAGAGGAGGAAATTCGTGTTTTAAAATTAATATCATCTGGATTCAATAATGTAAATATCCGTATAAACAATCATTATTCACTTCTTTCGTATTTAAAAATAGAGTATAACACTAAAATGGAAGATTATCTTTATAATAGATATTTCAGTGAAAAAATAAATAAAATACTAAAAAAATATGAGATTACGGACATTATTGTGGATAGCGATTCTAAAGTTCAAATAAAATCTGCAGACAAAATACGTTTGGAAAAAAACGATGATAAACAATTATCCAGTCAAGATATATATGAATTTGTCTTAATTGGACATATGGAAAAAATCTTTAAATATGAATCTTATATGAAATCGTGCGGAGAAATAAAAGATTTTGATAAAAAGAAACTTGCTGTATATGAAAAATACAAAAGCGGGTTTTTACTGCATTATTACACGCTTTATAAACTTATTCAAAACAACGTGCTTAAAATAAATCGGCATATAGAGTCTATTGTGAACATGATTGTTCGTAAATATAGCGAACAATCTAATCTCATGTACGACCTGATTGAAAATGCAGTGGGACTAATAGAAAAAAATGATGTCTTGCTAAAATATAATGACTTGACTCTTTATAACCATCAAAAAGAAATATTCACGATATGTAAAAATAACACTTTGCCTAAATTAATTTTGTATATGGCTCCTACTGGAACTGGGAAAACGCTTACCCCCATTGCATTGTCAGAAAAATATAAAATCATCTTCGTTTGTGCAGCAAGACATGTTGGCTTAGCATTGGCTCGTGCAGCTATCTCGGTGAATAAAAAGGTGGCGTTTGCATTTGGATGTTCTAGTGCGGCAGATATTCGTCTACATTATTTTGCGGCCAAGGTATTTACCAAAAATAAACGCACAGGTGGGATTGGAAAGGTAGATAATAGTGTTGGCGATGATGTAGAAATTATGATTTGTGATATTAAATCTTATTTGCCAGCAATGTTTTATATGAAAGCATTCAACCCCGCAGATAACTTGCTTTTGTATTGGGACGAGCCCACAATCACGTTGGACTATGAAGAACATGAGTTTCACTCAATTATCAAACAAAATTGGACGAATAATTTAATTCCCAATGTGGTATTATCTTCTGCCACCTTGCCGAAAATGAATGAGTTGACAGAAACAATTTCCGATTTTAAATCCAAATTTTCCAATTCTCAAATACATAATATTCAAAGTCACGATTGCAAAAAAAGCATTCCCATCATTAATAAAGATGGGTTTGTCGTGTTACCGCATTATTTATATGAGAAACAGGATGATATTGTGAAAGTAGCAACCCATTGCGAAAACAATTTGACATTATTGCGATATTTTGATTTAAATGAAGTGATTCAGTTTATCACATTCTGTACGAAAAACAATTTTGTGAAAATAAAGGCGAAACTGTCACGATATTTTGAGACTATCCAAGATATTACAATGAGTAATATAAAAATCTATTATTTAACTCTTTTGCAAAATATTATAGAGGGAACTTGGGGTTCTGTGTATATACATTTTAAATCTAGCCGAAAACCCAAATTGACAAACAATCATACCATTGATGAAAAAGGAAATAAATTGACAAAATCAACCAGCATGGGTCCAGGGGTAACTTTTCAAACAGAAAATTTGTTGTCCGGTTCGCAATTAAAAAGGCTGGCAAGCGAACAAGTGATTACAAATAAGAGTACTTCAAATAGTGCAACTGGCGGCATGAATGCAACGAGCAATTGTATTTATGTGACCACAAAAGATGCATATACTTTGACAGATGGACCTACTATATTTATTACTAACCAAATTGAGAAAATTGCAAAATTTTATATTCAACAATCTAATATTCCTGTTAAAGTAATGGAGGATTTGCTTGGAAAAATTGAATATAATAATTTGCTAAACAATAAATTGAATGAGTTGGAAAAAAAGATTGAGTTATTAGAAGAAAAGGCAGAAAAATCCAATGAAGTGAATAACAACGGTGAAAATAAAGGAAGCACCATGAAGGACTGTAAAAAAATGAATCGGGATATGAATAATGATAATTCGGAGATTCGTCTAATCATGAACGAAATAAGCAATATTCGTAGTCTTATTAAAAATGCAACCTTGAATGAAATGTTTGTGCCAAATAAACAGTTGCATTTGAAGAAATGGGCAGATGAATTAGAGACATCTTCTGCATTTACAAGTAATATTGAAGAAACAACGGTAAATGAAATCATGTTACTGCATGGGATTGAAGATAGTTGGAAAATCTTATTAATGATGGGAATAGGCGTCTTTACAAGCCATAATAATATTGCGTATACAGAGATTATGAAAAAACTAGCGGACCAACAAAAATTATATATGATTATTGCATCAAGCGACTACATCTATGGAACAAACTATCAATTTTGTCATGCCTATATCAGTAAGGATTTGAATTTAACTCAGGAAAAAATTATTCAGGCAATGGGTCGTATTGGGAGAAATAATATTCAACAAAATTATACAGTGCGATTTCGCGATGATGACTTGATTAAAAAATTATTTACGGAAGATACAGAAAAACCGGAAATAAGGAATATGAACATACTGTTTACAAGTGCTTAAGAATATGAATGTTTTTATAAATTTATTTATTATAAACATTTTAATGTAAGAAATGTTACTTGTTGGGAACCTCCAAGGGTGTCCGTTCTACAGACCACCTTTTCGGTTTCATTAAAATCATTAATTGATGTTCTTATATTTGATATCTCTAATACAACACCTATATCACTTGCGCGAAATAACGGATTGTTTATATCTCCTCCTCCTTTATTTAAGTAGTTTATTATACATTATTACAATACACTTTCTGTTTCATATTTCTCCTTTATTTTTTCATTTAATTTTTCTAATTGTTCTTGTAAATCATACTCTACTGGTAAAACCATTTTAAGATTCAACCGTTTATTATCTACTCTTTTTTCAAAAACTAAGTGCGGTTTTTCTCTAGCTACAACTAAAGACACATACTTAGGTAAGACAACTCCATCTTTTTCAGGATAAATATTTTTTTCTAAGTCCTCAACTATCTTATTTGCTTGTGTTAATTTATCTTGAATTGATATCTTAGATGATTTAGTTGTAGACCAAGGTTTCTCTAATTTTGGATGTTCAACTCTAAAAAAATATCTTTCTTTTGTTTTTTCTTTATCATAAAATTCACGATAATATACAACATATTTTTTTAACATTTGTTGTGTTATTCCTTCTGGTAAACCCTTGGCATTATATTTTCTTTCTCTCTTTGTTCCGGATTTGTGTCCTTTTGTGTTTTCTTCTTGTTCTTTCCTAGTTGCGATTCTTAAATTTTCTAATGTATTATTTAATGGGTCTTGGTCTATATGGTCTACGCTTATATTTTTTGTCCCTTTGCCATTTCCATAACAATCCATAATTATTTGATGAATATAATAACATTTGTGTTCGCATAAAGTATGGGTTTGAATATATCCATTTGAAGCCATATACCAAGTTAATTTTTTATTATTATGCATTGTATTCTCAAAATCTAAAATTTTTTTATAACTTTCGGGACATAATTTACATATTGTATTTTTTTCGCAAAACATTAACAAATATTCTTTACCATTTTCAGTAATTTTCCATAAGCAATTTTTGATTTTATAAGCTTGTTGCCCTAATGTTGAATGATGACCTTGAATATAATCAATAATGTTATATTTATTTACAATTTCACTGTATATTTTTGGATAACAAATAATATTATCTCGTCTTAAATCGTATTTATTATTATTTTTAAAAGAATAAAAGGTGTCTTGATAATTATATTTAAATAAATGTTCTAAAATATTTATTTCTTTATTATTTGCTTTATAGTATGGATAATTATGCTCTATATCAAGTTTGAATGTTTTATCAAGAGAATCTCTAATTTCAACATAATCTTCAGAATCCAGAATAAATTCAAAAATTCCATAATTAAGAAAGCAACAGTCACAATTAACACAAAAACTAGGTTTATTTCTTAAACTCGCACCACAAGTTATACTACTGTTGGATTGATTCATATTATAAATATATAATATGAAAATTCTTTAAGTTGTTTTAATGAATAACATACAAAAAAGTATGATTCCTTAGTTACTATACGCGAGGCCTCCCATACCGCTCATGATTCTGAGCACGTTATAGTTGGTAGCATAGACACGAACCTTGGCAGTCTTTGTTCCTTCAACAGTGGCATTTGAGAGCACAAGTTGGAGGGTGGCGTTATCAATTCTGGAGAAGTTGCATGTGCCTGAGGGTTGGTGTTCCTCAGGGCGGAGAGCAAAGCTGTACACATTAATACCCTCATCAGGGCATCTTGTGTGGGCTTGGTAAGGTTGCACCCACGAGAAGTAGGACCCCTCACGCTCCGAGAATCGGTCTTGGCCGTTTAATTGAAGCTTGGCAGTGACAACAGGGTTTTGGCCCCAGCAGTGCATGTCCAAAGAAGACTCTGTAAGAACGAATGTTCCAGCATCCGAGACACCAGAGTTATCCATGTGAGAACCAGCATCTCTGAATGAGGAATCAGGGTTTCCAATAGTGTTGAAAGGCACGCTGACACCTCCCAAGTTGGCCTCATTGTAAGGATTCTCGGGTCCGTTCCAGTATCCAGTGTATCCATCAGGGATATAAGAATCTAATGCACCGGCATCTTGGAATAAACCGCGAGCATCAATGTATGATCGGCTATCACGGGCGACGTTATCAGGTCCGCCGAATGCATGGATAGCATTGGGAAGAGCATCAATGGCATCAGTGTAGTTGAAGGGTTGGGCGCCCAACACCTTGTATAAAAGAGCATCGCACACAAGGGACGAGCAGTAATCCACGTTTTGGTCAGGTTGGACAATCCAGATCAACTCCTTGACTGGGTGGTTAAAGTTCAACTTGATTTTGTTTGAGGACGAACCAACAGACTCATCACCAGTGAATTGGAGTTGAGTGATCAAATACTCGTGAGGATTTTGTGCCATTCTTCGGCGCTCGTCAGTATCCAAGAAAATGTAGTCAACATAAAGAGAAGCGGCCACAAGGGATTGGTTGTAAGCGATGACGGCAGGGACAGGTCGGCCCACGGGGAATTGACCGTTAGAACCAGTGAAAGGGTTTGTGTTGCAGTTCAATGTGGTAACAGCCCACAACACCTCATCAATGGGGCGGATATCAAGGTTGATCTTGACCTCGTGGTATTGGAGAGCAATCAAAGGAAGGGCAAGACCGGGGTTTGTGCAAAACCAAAATTGAAGAGGAATGTAAAGGGTTGTCTCAGGAAGAGCGCGGCGGGGAGCGCACACTTGGCGAGGAGCAAGACTGTCACAAGGTCCATCCACTTCTGCGAAAGAAGGGTCAATGATAAAAGTTAATTGAGTTGTGTTACCAATCATCTTGAAGTAACCGCGTTGTTGCTCAGCAGTCATGGTAAGTTGGTTCCAGATGTGCATCCAGTCACCATAGTGACGGTCAATTCGTTGACCTCCAATCTCCACCTCCACTTGAGCCACCAATTGCTCTCCGGGGTAATCTAACCACCTAGCATACACACCAGCACCCTCTCCAGCAACAATAGACCCTGCACCCATAAGTTGGTTAATTTCAGGAAGTGTCACTTGAAGATAGGTGCGGTAAGCCAAGTCACCATTTCTGCTAATGGTGCATTGGACACGACGACCAAAATCGGCTTGTCCATTGAATGTTTGTTCAATTGACTCAATTGCAAAGTTAGTGTAACGTCTGTATGTGACCTTCCAAAAAGTAATTTGAGGATTGCCTGTAAGGTAAACATCTTGAGCGCCATAAGCGACTAGTTGCATTAATCCACCACCCATTATTTATATTATTGCTAAAGAAAAAAAATTTAGAATTTAATTTAAAATATTAAATTCTAAAAGAAAAAAATAAATCACAAAAATAAAAATATATTCAAGACAATACTTTTTCGTAATCCAAATTGAGCTGCATAAATTTGAGCAAATAATCCTCATGCACTACTTCCTTTTTATTTTCGTGTTTTTTAGAAAAAATGTATGAATCTTGTTGTTTTTTTACAGACCATCCGGCCTCTAATGCATTGTATAATAATAACATTTTTTGGAAAACTTTATTTTCTACTTTATAATTTTGTTTATCTAAATGAATATTCAATTCCATTTTTATAAATAAAAAGAAAACTATTATTTATGTTTAACTTGTCTTTTATAAAAATGTACAATATATTATAAATATAAAATTTGTAAATATTATAAAATTAATATATTGAAATATAATTAGTTAAATAAAAATTCATATTTTAAAGTACTTACTCTTTGTTATCATGTCTTCCTTTAAATCAAAAATAACAAAAAAAATAAAAATAAACAAGAAAAATTCTATTACCTTAGACAATAAGCATAATGAGATTTTAAATAATTTTAATAAAGAGATAACAAATCAAATTCCTGTTTTAAAAGAAGAGAGAGATAATCTGAGAAAAGAATTATGTGAATATTCAGAGTTAAATACAGTTAATATAGAAAAAAGGCTTGACCTGACAGATAAAATAAATGATATTACTCAAAGAATTAAGGATATTAAAAATAAGAAAAAAGAATATTTTTTAGATAATTCCAAATATATTTTTGATTATTTTGAGAATAAAAAGAACATTTCTTCTGGAGCTGCTTCACAAACATCCTCAAATGCATTAACAAGTAAAAATAAGCTTATTAGTCAATTTTTTAAAATAGAAGAGGTTGCTACGGACAATACGCAACTTTCAGAAGAAATAAATATAAATATTCTTCAAAAATATTTAACTAATATTGATGACAATTTATTAGATATTAATTCATTTGTTCAAGAAACGGATATTTGTAGATATTGTTTTAAAGGAGAGCTAATCCCATTAGAAGATGAAGGTTTATTAATATGTAACAATTGTTCAAGAAATATTCATTACTTGATAGAAAACGATAAACCTTCTTATAAAGAACCACCTAAAGAGGTTTGCTTTTATGCATATAAAAGAATTAATCATTTTAAGGAAATATTGGCACAGTTCCAAGGAAAAGAAACGACACAAATTCATCCAGATGTCATTGAAAATATTAAAACGCAAATTAAAAAGGAGAGAATTGATATTAGTCAAATTACGAACAATAAAACAAAGGAAATTTTGAAAAAATTGGGATACAATAAATATTATGAACACATTCCATTTATTAAAGATAAAATGGGGATTAAACCACCCGTCATGTCTCAAGAATTGGAAGAAACATTGTGCAATCTGTTTGTAGAATTGCAAGCCCCTTATTCCAAATATTGTCCAAATGATAGAGTGAATTTTTTGAATTATTATTATACTGCATATAAGTTATGCGAATTACTTGGTTCTACTCAATATTTAGAGCATTTCCCGATGTTAAAAGACAGAGAGAAACGTGTGGAACAAGATACGATTTGGAAAAAAATATGTAAAGAATTAGACTGGGAGTTTATTCCTACTATTTAGATTTTTATCAATACAATAATTATGGAACAATGTATTAATAAATTTTATATATGTTCTAAGTGTGGTCATCAAATTCATAATATATGTTTTGAAAAATGTATTAAACAAATTTGTTCAATATGTAAATATAATCATTTTATGTATAATGAATAGGCGTTTGAAATGTTAAAGGTATAAAACTTATATAATTATTTATGTCTTTATAATTATATTTCCATTTTTATCATAAATCCACACATCGTATATATACCCTAATTTTTGTGCGGCTTTTTGTTTTTCAATCACACTATTTTTTGCTTGATTTGTCCAAGTTGATTTTACTTCAATACATCTATTTTGTGATGGAATGTAAAAATCAACATAGTGTCTTCTTCGTTTATTATTTTTATCATTATACCAAATTTCGGGAACATCTTTTCTATTTGTAATTATACTATTTTCATCTATTTTTTCAATATGTAATAATTCATCTAATGCATAGTTCTCATATCCTTGATAATATATTATTTTACCTGATGGCAATGTGTAACTTTTTTTATTATATGCATTTTTCAACATAGTATCGGCAACTTCTGCATTCTGTGAATGATGCAATACACCATACCTTTTTAAATTCGTTTGTTGGATTTTTTGCTGTACAATTAAATTACCTGTCGGTGATTTACACCCATATATTTTAAGATTTGTATCCATTGTCTTTTCTTTAATTTCTTTATTTTGTTGTGGGTTTTCAAATCCATATTTTTGGATATTTGTTTGTTTTATTTGTTCTCTAATTTGTGGTGATTTCAGATTATTTGTAAATCCAAAGTTACTCATAAATGTATTACTTTTTTTAATTTTAATTTCTTCTAATTGAGAATTATGTTCAACACCATATTTTTCTACCATAGTGTGTTTTTGTTTCTCTTTTATTTTTTCATTTTTCATAGGATTATCAAACCCAAAATTTTTTAAATTAGTTTCTTTAATTTTTCCTTTACCAATATTTTTACTGCAATTTTCACAATATCCATTTATTTTTAGTAATTCTCTAAAAGGTTTATTAAAATCATTTTGACATCCGTCTGTTAAACATTCACCATTTATAATAGTATCTCTAGTTATGAATGTATTTGTAAAGTCATTATAAATCAAAATTTTATTTGTATCACAAAAATCTTCTAACATACCTTTATTATATACAACCTTGTGGTTTCTTATTTTATTTGACGATACAATTTTCATACAACCATCACAATAAGCACCTGTTTTTACTAGTTGTCTAAAATTTTTATTAAATATTTTATTACAACAATCATAAATACATTTCCCTTCAATATGACTATTTCTATTTATTTGTGTTTTTAATTCTTTATCGTAATTTCTAATTAAAGTAATATTATTATCATTGCAATAATTTATTAGCGCATCTGTTGTAAATCTCATTTTATACCAATTAGAGATTTTCAATATTTTGAATCAATTTTTAATTATTTTTATTTATATTGATTCAAAATGATTTAACGATTTGTTACCATATTAGAGTTAGAAACCTCCGGGAAAACGGACTAAATTTGCTCCAATTCCAAATCCGGCACCACTTCGTGCAGTGACTCCCATACTTGGGATGTAAGTATCCAAAATACTGAATGTGGCGGCGGCAGTTAAAGCGATTAATATAATCTCCTCCACATTAAGGGAACGTTTGGGGATGGCATAAGCAGCAATAGCAACCATTAGACCTTCAACAAGGTACTTAATGATTCTTTTAACTAATTCACCAACGTTTATTAATCCGTTCATTATAATAATTAAAAAGAAAAAAATAAAATATGAAATAATATATAATTCGCCGAATAAAACTTAAATATATCACCTAAATATATTTATATGAATACGAATAGCAATAGTTCTGCCAAAAAAGAAAAATATGTTGATTTACTAGAAGAAGATAAACCTATTGCTGGACAAAAATTTGTATGTGTTTCTTTTGTTTCTCCCGAAAAAATTATAAAACAAAAGGAAATTTTCTTTTTTGAAGAATTCCTAAAGAGATGGGATTTTAATAAGTCAATGGATAAATTTGTGCAATTTTTAAATTTTGTGTCTTTTAAATATAAATTGACCTTTGAAGATTTGACAAATGATTTTAAAGATTTTGTAAAGGAAGAAAGAGAGGTATTAATAGCTAGTAATATGGAAGATGAATACAAGACCTTTTTAGATAATAATGAGGAAGAATTGGAAAAGTTGTTTGGTGTGAAACAACACTTTCAAACATCTACCAGAGGTCTTAAGATTAGAGGCGTGTATCCTACACTAGAAGAGGCCGAGATGCGAAGCAAAATGTTAAGAGAAATGGATTCAAACCATGATGTATATGTTGGGCCAGTCGGGCTATGGATGCCTTGGGACCCTGAAGCATATAAGACGGGTCGTGTAGAATATATGGAGGATGAATTAAACCAACTCATGCATGAAAAGAAAAATAATGAACAAAATGCCAAGTCTGCATTTGAACAACGAATTAAAGAGACAAAACAAAAGGCGATTCAAGAAAATATTCAAAATGCTGAAAAATCAGGAAATGTGTTAACCCAAACAATTGATGGACAAGGAAATTTGGTGGGGATTAATAACGTAAATACACAAGAGGTATTATTCAAAGAACAAGAGAATATTTCGGCAACAGATATTCGTAAGGAATTGTTTGAGGGAGACAATATAGTTGTTGGAAAGACGGATAATGGAAGAAGTGAATTGGTGAGTGGTCCTTTTTGCCAAAAGTAAAAGTAAAATAAATTAAATATCAAAAATAATATAATATGATTTATTTATTATGTAAAATAAAAAATAAATTAAAAAATAAATCAATTGGAAAGAAATGAGACAACTTGGTTGATTACTTATTATTTATTATTTATAAAACTTTCATGCATATTGTATTTAATAAACGATTGGAAAAGTATAACAAAAAGGAAGAAACAAACAAGTTAATAAAAGAAATAATAATATGAATAAAGATAAAAACCCCGTCCTTTGACA